AGCTTGACGAGCAAGAAGCACTAATCCTCCAGAAGATCGTTGGTAACATTGGTGGCGATCATAAGTGGCGTGAAGTAACTTCTGCTATCTATAATGGTATCAGAGACGTTCTTGGCTACGATAAATGCCAAATGTTCAATGATATTCATGACAGTGATATCGAGCGTTCTATGTATCTAAGAGATAAAGGTCGTCCGTCAGTAATGGACATGCTGGATAATGTGGGGCAGCGCAATGCATAATCTTACTATTGTCATCAAGAAGGATATTACCTGCAACTTCTCTGCTGATCAGTGGGGTCTATATACAAATTCTTTTCCTCGTGATGAGATTGAGGAAGTTGCTAGCAAGTTGAATAGTCATCTGAATGATTATGTCAATAATGATTATAGCAAGAAAGAAACCCATAACGCCATGATGAATTATCTTTCTCAGTGGACTCGTTATGGCGCCTTTGATTCAGAAGTTCGTGGCTTTCTTGATGTTGTTCTAGAGGAGATCTATAAGTGAAACCAGAGATTAAGATTTCAATGGAATGGGAAGGCTATGACAAGCTCTTCCTCGATATGCTTCTTGAAGGTTATGAAACAACCTACTGGGCATATAAGGATGCTAAGAATGATGTAGAAAGCGATCCTGTTCGTTATGCCTTTAAGGCTGAAGATCTTGCTAATTCATATAAAGTTCTTCGTGCTTTCGAAACTCTTGCTGACCACTATACTACTCGGGATGAACATGTGCGGATGCTAAAGGATATCCGTGATCGTATGGACGCTAAAGCAAAGATTGCGAAAGGAATGTCAAATGGTTGATTTTACTACTAAGACTAATGAAGAACTCGAAGCCGAATATGATCGTCTCTGGCGTCGCCATATGTATTATATGGCTGCTGAAGGTAATTGGTCTGCCGAAGCTAAAGAACGTGGTGAGACTGAAAAAGAATATTGGGCTCTTATTACTGAAATGAAGAATCGTAATATGGAATTTGAAGCGTGATAATTGCTGAAGATACCAGAGAATACGAATTCGTAACGGAGGATCCGAAGGTATAACCGTAGACCGTCTCTATTAATTAAAGGAATGTGATGGGAGAATTAGATTTATATAATGCTGTTTGTAGTGGGTTGTTTGAGAAAACAAAAAACCAAATATTTGGTGATAGTTTTCCTTGGTATTATGTTGCTGCAACTGCGTATACTAAAGATTTAGAACACCATGAAACCCTGCATAATGGTAGTTTTTACCATCTAGCCATGAATAATGGTATTAAAAACTCAGAGATTGCCAATACTCTTGAGGATTGTCTATTGGTTGCTGCCGATAAAGTCAGTATTACCGTTAAGAAAATACACCGCATTCGTATAGGTATGAATGTGATTTCTGATAGTAACCATATTAACCCTCCTCATGTTGATATGGATTTTCCTCATAAAGTGGGTTTGTTGTATTTGAACGATAGCGATGGTAATACAATTTTATATAATGAAAAATATGATATTAATAGTAACTATGACAGCAGTTATTATTACATCGATTATCTAAAGAAGAAGGTTACAGCAAAAAAACAATTTGTTCCTGTAGAAAATAAAATGATTTTCTTTGATGGCCTAACATACCACTCAAGTTCGACTCCGGCAGAAACAAAAAGAAGGATTACCGTCAATTATGTTTTCGAATGAGTAGATAATAAGGGTTGACTCTTATTAAAAAATAGAGTAATATAGTTGATAAATAAACTGTATTGCTCAAAGGAGAATAATATGGTTATTAACGAAAAAAATATTGCTGCTCGTCTCGAGGCGTTGCATAAGTGGCAGGAAGATAATTCTGAAAGAGTGCACTCGGATTCATTCTTGGAAGGTTATAATTCCGCCGTCAATGCCGAAATTCTGTATCTTCATGAAATGCAGAATAGAACAGAAGCCGATCTAGTAGTTGCTCCTGTCGTAGAGGCTCCAGCACCAGTTGTAAAGACCGTCAAAAAGACTTCAAAATAATATAGAGGATTTGTTTATGAGTGAGAATTCTGTTCAAGAAGAAAGAAAGAAATATCTCGAACATATAGAATTGCTTCAGGAAGAAAATGCCTTCATGAAAAGGGTTCTGAAACACGTTTTTCCTGAAAAATCAGAAGCGTATTATCTTTGCGGCGAACATGGCGAAAAAAATGAGCTAGGACTGCCGGAAGAAGTTGTAATTTGTCCTGCATATGGTAAACTAGAGCTTGTGAAATACAAACGACAAGAAGGAGAACCTAATGGCTAAGGAAAAGAAATACACTCAGTCGAAAGTTTTTGAGTTTAAGCCAGCGGAAAACATCACAGAAGCTGAAATTATCGAGTTAGCAGAACTAATTCGTATTGGCGTCAGTGGAGAAATTCTAGATAAAGCCTCCGCCGATCTTAAAAAGCACTTTTTTGAGGTAAAAGACAAAAAAGCGGCATAATAAAAGGATATATATTATGAAGTTGATTGCAGCTATTGTTTATATGTGTGTTTCAGGTGTTTGCACTGAGCAGCACGTGGAAATTGAGCCGAAGGCGTGTCATATTGGCACTCTTCATGGAAAAGTAATGGGCGCTGATGCAAAATTCGGCGTACGCTGTCAAGGATGATCGAATATGTTCCAGTTATTCTTATCTGTAACTCTCTCCTATCTTCTATGGAATGTAAAGAAGGCGGCAGAGACACGACAATTGTTATGGGCGAAATGCAAAACACGCCGATGAGTTGTTTTCAAGAGGGTTATCAGCGAGTTTCCAAACTTGCCTTTGTCCCAAAAGAAGGCGATCATTATTACGTTAAGGTCAAATGTGTACCGAGGGATATGAGTCGTGAGCGCTGATATTATATCTTTCCCAAAATCCCAGAAACAGTTAGAAGTCGAAACAATGAAGAACTTTGTCGCCAAGGCAAAGACGGTCATTGCTCGTGGTATTGCCGAAGATATGAAGCGATATGACGTTCCTAACGTTCTGGGCATTCCTGTCGAAGAACCAAAAACTCGCAAACAATATCAAGATATTCTAAAGCAGTTCTTAGATCCAGAAGATTATCAGGATATTCTTTGCGGGATTATGGATAAAGAACATTATGATGCTCTTGAACGTCCGCTTCAAAAGATAATCGATGCTTACTTTTCTTTCAAATCATAACCAAAAGATCTCTGAAAAGAAAAGATACTTTCTCGAAATGGTGTTTATATGGGTATACTTAATTATACCTTATATTGACGCAATATATATAACACCAGTTATGAAAGATTCTAGAACTATATTGGAATTGCAGTGTCATAACGACCCTAAAAATTGTTGGATTCAAGTCAAGGATAAACGGCATGAATGAATGGCAGTATACTAACCAGTTTTTTCTCGAAGGTAAAGAGCATTATGTCTCTGGCGGTTCTATAAAGGACTGTCCCTACAACTATCTATCTGTAGATCAGAGTAACGAGAGGCTGGTGCAGTCAGAACATTATCGTGAACGAGAGTGGTATGCTGGGTTCCATCAAGGTTTCCAGGATTCTCTCGAAGCTAAAAAGATCGCTTGACTTTTTAAAAATATCGAGCTATACTATGTATATGATGGTTGATGTTAAGGAGAAGTAATATGGCTCATGAGATCGAATTCGTTGATGGCGTGGCTCAGATGGCTTACGCTGGCTCTGTTCCGTGGCATGGTCTTGGTGTTTCGGTTCCTGCCGATCTGACGCCCGATCAGATGCTCGAAGCTGCTGGTCTTAATTGGGAAGTCAAAAAGTTCCCGACTTTCGCTATTCTCGACGATAATGATCCGGATAGCGTTATCGAAACAAAGCAGTCGGCTCTTATTCGTATGAAGGATAAGAAGATGCTCGACGTTGTTTCGGACGACTGGAACCCTGTCCAGAACGCCGAGGCATTTGAGTTCTTCAACGAATTCGTTATGGCTGGTGATATGGAGATGCATACTGCTGGATCTCTGAAGAATGGTCAGATCGTTTGGGGTTTGGCCAAGGTTAAGGAGTCGTTCGAACTCTTTAAGGGAGATCAGATTGACTCTTATCTGCTCTTCTCTAATTTCCACAAGTATGGCTTTAGCACTGACGTTCGTTTTACTCCGATCCGTGTTGTGTGTAATAACACCCTAACACTTTCTCTATCGTCGTCTGTGGAGCGTATGGTCAAGATTTCTCACCGTAAGCAGTTTAATCCTGCTAACGTGAAGGATATGCTTGGTATCGCCACCGACAAGCTCCAGAAGTATAAGGAGATGGCTCAGTTCCTTGGTTCTAAGAAGGCCAAGACCGAGTCGATCGTTGAATACTTCGAGCGTATCTTCCCGCTGGCTGGTGCTACTCCGGAAGATAAGGCGGAAGGTAAACGTTCGAAGAATGCTAATATTGCTCTTGGTATTCTTGACACTCAGCCTGGTAGCGAATTCGCTCAGGGCAGCTGGTGGCAGCCGTTTAACGCTGTTACCTTTATGACTGATCATGTTATGGGTCGTTCGGCTGACACTCGTATGCAGTCTGCTTGGTATGGTTACAACAAGGGTCTGAAGACAAAGGCTCTTGAACTCGCTGTTGAAATGGCAGCTGCTGCCTAATCGGAGGATATAATGGCTCGTCGTCCTGCTCTTATTAAACGTAAACCGAAGATTACTCGTGTAACGAAGTCGGAGGCATATCTGGTTAATAAGAAGTATATGGGCGACGAGCCAGTATACACAAAGCCTCTTACAAAATTGGAATATGCTCTGGCGTTGAATTGGTATAACGCTATGTGTTCCAATTCAGAGGCCAAAGAGTTTATTGTTACCTATCTTAAAAATCTAGGACGTGTTGATGATGCCAAGAAAATCAAATCTGTTCCAGATAGTCTTATACCTACTACTGTTGCTTGGGTTTGTCGTCTCCTATCTCGTGGGGCTAAATTACCTACTGACACACAAGATTATATAAACGATCGCATCAAGGATACATATAAATACGTTCAGGAGACTAAGGAAGAAGATAGTAAGCCAGTAGTTTCCATTCAAGACCGCATGCGTGAGCGTGCCCATGACATTCTTGGCGAAATTGAGGGTATGATAGACGATTACATCTACGACAAAGTAGAGTTTTCTATGTATGAATGGCTGCAGTCGAATAACATTCCTGCCGCTTACGCTACTTCTATCATCTCTAAATTTACCCCAGTATTAGATGAATTACTCGAAGCCTATGAGGGTAAATGTGAACAACTCAAAGAGGGATACCGACACCTCAAGAAGTCTGAGATCAAGAATCTTATTTCGTTCTACAACACGCTTATCGAGGATGCGGAGAGATATTCTTCGAACACAAAGAAAGTTAAAAAAGCTCGCAAGCCAAGAACGATTTCGGTCGAAAAGAAAATCAAAAATCTCAAGTACCAGAAGGAAGATGCAACTTACAAGATTGCATCAGTATCTCCAGAGAAAGTCATCGGCGCAATGGAGCTCTGGACTTTCAATACAAAGTATAAGACGATTACGAGGCTTACAGCGATTGATCGTGGTGGGCTCCAGGTCAAGGGCACTAGCATTACGAACTATTGTGAGAATAACTCTATTACCAGGTCTGTGGGACGGAAAGATCCAAATGAGTTTCTCAAGCGCATACTCGAGGGTGGCAAACTTGTCCTACGAAAAGTCTTTGATGAGATCAAGACAGAGAAGCCTCTTGCGTATCGTATCAACGAAAACACAATTCTATTGAGGGTTATATCATGAATGAGTTGAAGGATCAAAATGCACTTGACGTTAATATGCTAATCAAGTATGTTATGTGGTCTAGAGATAAGATTGCTGGAGGAGTTAGTAAGGAGAATGCCATCGAAGCTCTTTCTAGGTTGATTGATTATGATATTAAATTGATGAAGTCTATATCAGGAGTGAATAATGATGAGCAGAACTAAAGAATGTTTGATCGCCATTTTCTTTTTTGTGCTTGGTTTTATGACCGTGCATAATATGGCAAAGGCGGATGATGTAATTAAGTGCTATCCTAACGCAGAGTTTATGAAGGTTATTGACGAGAAGGCTCTTGTCACTTTATACAACGGTGTAATTGGTAATAAGATGCATGAAGTTATGATGACTAAAGATCGTCATATGTATATCGTCGAGTATGATAAGGTGACAGATGGTAATGCTATGGCTGCAAAGCAGTATTGTGTTACTGGTATTTTGAATGACGTTACATTTAATGATTCAGCAATCGAGTTTCTTTCTCAGTTGCTTGACAAGTATAAAGGACAAAAGACATGAGTATTCTTGGACCAGATGGCGCTATTGCTGCTAGTGGTTTGCCAACAGGTGGCTTGGTAAAAAAGAAGCCAATTACTGATATTCGTATGGTTATGTTTCCTAAGATGATGGTTCATCCGGAAACTAAACAGATGGTAATGGTTCCTATGCAGGATCTTCAGTATCGTCGTGAAGGTAATACAGAATGGTTTTCTGTGGCTATTGAAGAAGTAGAAAAGCACGAATATAATCCGGAGAATAAGAATGAAAAAGATTTACATAGCAATAGCAATGGTGTTTCTTAGTTTTAGTATCGCTGGTTGTAATGTCAGTGATGAAGCTAAATTCTTCGAATGTCTCGCCAGAGACCGCACGTCAAATCCGTGCCATTAAAGATAAAGAAATAGAAGCTCCTCATCCTTGGATAGAAGAGTTTGAAAATCAAATTTCAACAGAATAAATAATTTGCTTAGAACGTTGAGAGGAACAGCATAGACGTTACGGACGTGGCTTCGATGCCACCACCTCCACCATAGATACATAGCCCAATGCTTCAAGGGTGTCCAGGATTAGTGGATAGCACCGTTGAAGGGAGACAGACAACGGAGGGGTTTCGCAAATCCATGTGTCTGTAGAAAAGGGAAGCGACTGTGTATCTTTGATGGGGGTGAAAGGGATTCGACGGGCGTAGTAAGGGTTCAAGGAGTTCGAAAGCAAAAAAGCAAATGCAGCAAACGATAATGCTCCATTTGAAGGTTATGCTCTCGTAGCTTAATCTCATTGAGTTTTGGCAGTTTACTTAGAAACAGAACAAACTGCCGCTTTTTCTCTTTCTCTTGCCCATCTTTCTCGTTGTTTTCGGGCAATTTTTTCATTACGTTCTTTGGTGTATACCTGGACTCCTTTTAGACCACGGTTCCAACCACCAATGTTACTGTTACCTTTATTGGCGGAACCATTTCCTCCAGCAGAATGTTTCTTTTTATTATAATATTTCACTGATTTGTTATAGATATTGGGAGTCCAATACAGTTCTTCGTCTTTTATCTTATCGAGCCAGTTTTGTTCTGCTTCTCGTAATGCTTGTTTCCCAGAGTAGACATACTCTAGAACTCTGAATTTGAAAGTTTCTGGGCGTTTGAGATATGCTCTTTTCATCATCTGATTTGAACAGATATATGAATCTTCTACTTTACCGTGATGACCGCCGATATAGAACAATTTTGCTCTGGTGTCATACCAGATATAAACGTAGCCTGAATAAATATGCATGCTGGATACCTCCTAATTAGGTGCTAGAGTGGATAGATGCTCGTAACATCGTGATCCACACTTATTTAGTTGACTTCATCTTTTATAACAGGTATAATACTAATAATGGCTCCGTAGCTCAGCTGGATAGAGCACAAAACTTCTAATTTTGGGGTCGTACGTTCGAATCGTACCGGAGTCGCCATTTCCATCGGAGAACAAAAATGTCAAACCGCAATCACTGGTTCTGGAATAGTTCTTTCGTTAATAAAGTTCAACAATCACTACTAGACTTATCATCATGGATTTGGCGTAAACAGTCAGGTCGCTAACTGGAGTATATATTATGGCACGTCATTATGGGCATGAAGATTACGGCATTGGATATTATCTTACGCTAATCGCAATCTGGCTTGTCTTTGCTGTTGGTTGGGTGTTGAATATTGTTACTATTTGGAACACAATGGATAATCCTGTAACAGCTAAGTTCATTCTTCGCTGCATTGGTGTTTTTGTTGGTCCTGTTGGCGCTATTTTGGGATATCTATCATGAATAAACTATTGATTGCTGCAGTAGTTCTATTTTCAACTTCTGCTATGGCTAATTATGATGTTGTGGTTTCAAAGCGTCATCAGTCAATGACAATTTATGAGGATGGAGAGCTAATTGAACGTTGGCCAGTCTCTACTGCTCGTAGGGGCTATTATACGCCAACTGGCACTTTCCATCCTTATTCGTATCAACCTATGCACTACTCAAAGAAGTATGACAATGCGCCGATGCCCCATTCTATCTTTTTCTCTGGAGGTTACGCTATACATGCTACTCCTCATGTTGGCAACCTTGGCCGTCCTGCTTCTCATGGGTGTGTTCGCCTTCATCCTGAGCATGCCGCTCAACTCTACACTATGACCAAAGGTGAATATACGACAATCACAATTAAGGAATAGTTCTATGGACGCAAAAGAGTCTTATTCGTTTTCGCACGCCAGTACTATACTCTGGTCTCTACAGCAAGAATTGAACAGACATAAGGCTCGAAGATTTAATGATAACCATGTAGAGGAATATCTTTCCCGTAGAATTGCAGAACTGAAAGAATATGAAAAACAATGCTCAAAAATTCAAACTTCGTTGCAGAAATAGAAGTCCTCTGCAGAGACAAAAATATAGAATACATCGACGCTGTTGTCTTTTGGTGCGAGAAGAATAATCTAGAAATTGAGACTGCAGCCTATTGGATCAAAAAAGATCCGGTAATGAGGTCTAAGATTCAGTTAGAAGCTGAAAATCTTAATGTTCTGAAG